GCGCACTCCATGACCTCGACGCGTGGTGGCGATCATGTGCCGGTGTCAGAGACCGCCGAAGCTGCGCGCCAGCGCTTGTGGGCAGCGCTCGAATTGCTGGGTGGCCGGAACTCGCCGGCCGGCAGCTGCATCTGGCACGTCGTCGGCGAAGAGAAGACGCTGCAAGACTGGGCGTTTAAGAACGGCTGGGGATGCAGGCCAGTCAGCGGGACGGCTGCCAACGGCGTTCTGATCGCCTCGTTGTGCACGCTCGCGGTTCACTATGGGTATTGACTGACTACAGTTAGTCCCCTATACGTTGCGATATTCGCAGTAGGAGCGCTCGTCGGGACAATTTCCCGACCGGGCGCTTCGCTTTTGCAGGAGGCTGTCATGGACGCCGCTGCCGAAAAGGCAGCCTCGCGTATGCCGGCTTCGGCCGGCAAACGCGGGTCCTTCCGGCGCCCAAAACGAATACGGGCGGCTAACGCGCGGAGCGGCGCCAGATTTGCGGGTCCGATGAAGGCTAAAGCCCTAAAGGACGAGCGGGCCGTTCGCGCGCTTTAGGGCTTGAGCGGCGGCCACTCCGCTGGATTTTCGACGTTTTGCGCTTTAGGCGCATCGGTGACGCGATGACGGTGCTTTCCAAATCGGAATTCGCCAAGCGCGTCGGCCGTTCGGCCGGCCGTGTGTCGCAGTGGATCAAGGCCGGGCAACTCTCGGCGCCGGCGCTGCGCGACGACGGATCGATCGATCTCGAGCTGGCCTGCCAGCAACTCAACCTGACGCTCGACGTGGTGCAGCAGGCGGCCCAGGCGGCTCAGCCGATCGTGGACAAGCCGGCCGAGGCCGAGGATCTGCCGGCGAACGATGCGCAGCGCCGGCTGCTCGAGGCCAAGGCCGAGTCGGCCGAGCACGACGCGGCCAAGCGCCGCCGCGAGCGGCTCTCCGAGAATGGGCAATGGCTGCGCGCCGAGGAGGCCCGCATCGGCTGGCAGAGGACCTTGGCTGAATTGCTCAACCAGATCGAGGCGGAGTTCCCGAACATGGCCGACGCGCTGCTCGCGGTGCCGGCGGGCGACAAGCGCTCGTTGATCATCGCGCTGCGGTCCGAGTTCCGGAAGGTTCGGGCGAAGGTGTCGGCGATCGGCGCCGAGCGGCGCGACGCGCTGCCCGAGGCCGCGGCGGTGCAGGACGAGCTGGTGGACGCGTGAGCCATGCCGCTGGACTTCTGGCCGCTGGGGAACGCCGAGCGGCTCGCATGGGCTGCGGTCGCGGATGTCGTCGCGCCGCCGCCGCCGCCTGACTACGAGGCCTGGGCAGTCCGTCACGTCGAGTTCGGGAACGAGAGCCAGTTTCCGGGGAGGTACGATCCAAAGCGGTTCCCGTTCTTCGGCCCGATCCTCGCCGCCCTGAGCCCTGAGGATGCGTCGCGCAACGTGACGTTGCTCGGCTCGGCGCAGATCGGCAAGTCGGTGCTGTGCCAGGTGTTCGTCGCCGCCTCGCTCGATCTCGATCCGGGCAACGTGATCTACTATCACCCGACCGAAAGCAACGCGACCGAATGGGCGCGCACGAAGTGGAAGCCGATGCTGCGGCAGACGCGCCGCCTGCGCGAGCTGCTCGGCGAGGAACGCTCGCGCGACGGCGGCCAGTCGCTGCTGTTCTACGAGCGTCGCGACGGCCTCGCTTCGCTGATCGTCGCCGGCGCCAACTCCGGGCCGGCCGTGTCGATGAAATCGGCGCGCAACCAGGTCCAGGACGATCTCAGCAAGTGGGAGGTGCTGCCGTCCGGCGACAGCGAGACGCAGGCGGACAGCCGCTCGAAAGCATTCCTGTTCGCGAAGGTGCTGAAGGCCGGAACGCCGCTGATCGAGCCCGGCTGCCGGACGACGCGCAACTTCCGCGCCGGCACGCAGGAGCACTGGCACGTCCCGTGTCCGCACTGCCAGCACGTGCAGGAACTGACCTGGGAGAACATGCTGGCGTCGACCGACGCCGAGGATCCCGGTGACGCGCATTTCACGTGCGCGTCGTGCAACGGCCGCATCGAGAACCACCACCTCGCGTGGATGAACGAGCACGCCGTCGAGCTCGGCGGCGGCTTCAAGGCGGAGAACCCGAAGGCAAAAGACCGTAGCTTCTACCTGTGGGCCGCGCTGGTGCCGCTGGAGAGCTGGGAGAACATCTTCCGCGCCTGGCTGAAGGCCGAAGGCAATCCGGCCGCCGAGCAGGTGTTCTACAACGACACGGTCGGCCGCGCGTACAAGAGCGCGGGCGAGAGCCCGCCTTACGAGGAGATCAGGGACCGCGCCACGGCGACGGGTCACAGGCTGGGCCTCATCCCGGCGAGTGCCGCGCTGATCTTCACCGCCGGCTGCGACTGCCAGAAGGATCGCGTCGAGGTCCATCTCAAGGGCTTCGGCAAGGACGGCCGGCGCGCGACCGTCGAGTATCGCGTGCTCGAGGGGCACATCTCGACGGACAAGACGCGTGCGGCCCTGGATGCGCTGCTCGAGGAGACCTGGCCCGACGAGTACGGCAATCAGCGCCGCGTCGACATGCTGGCGATCGACGGCAACGCGTGGACCGACGACGTCATGCAGTGGGCGCGCCGGCATAGCTGGAACCGCGTGATCGTCACGCGCGGCGCCAAGAGCGAGAACGCGCCGCCGCTGCAGCAGGTGCAGTCGGAGCGCAAGTTGGACGGCAAGCCGAAGCGCCAGCAGAAGCGCTTCTACAATCTCGGCGTCTCGGGCCTGAAGTCTGTCCTGTATGTGGCGCTGGGCAAGAAGGACCAATTGGAGCGCGGCTATTGCGCGTATCCGCAAGGGCTGGAGGACGATTTCTTCCAGCAGCTCTGCGCGGAGCGCCGCGAGCCTAAGCGCACGCGCGACGGGTTCACGGTCTATCGCTGGGTCAAGGACCCGAGCCAGCGCAACGAGGTCCTGGACACCGAGCTGATCGCCGAGGGTGCCGCGGTCCGCTGCGGATGGCGCGCCTTGACCGACAAGACGGCGGCCGAGCTCGAGGCGCGGCTGATCGCGGCCGGCACGCTCGCGCGCGAGGCGATGGAGCGCCAGCCGGACCTGCTCGACCGGGTCGACGATAAGGCGCGCGCGATCCACCAGGCGGCGACGGGTGCGCCGCTCGACACGGGCGGCTACCGGCGGAGGTAGCGGATGGTCAAGACGCCGATGTCGCAGCAGCCGCCGTACCGAGAGCTGCGCAAGACGCTTGACGGCTTCGCCCGGCTGCGCCGGCCGGACGGTGCCGCGATCCAGGCGGCGGCGGCGGTGACGGCGGCGCTGCGGGACTTCAGCGCGATCGAGCGGGCGATCGTGCAGCATCGGCTCGAGGTGGAATTTCCGTCCGGCAATGTGCGGACCTTCGAAAGCGTCGAGGCGATGCGCGGCGAGCAGCAGGTCATCACGCGCGAGGTCCAGCCGCAACTCGCGCTGATCGATGCCCGCGTCAAGGCAGCCGCCACGCGCCGGGTCATCAAGTCACCGTTCATGAATTGAGAGGCCAGCATGTCCTATCAAGGTCCTTTGCCGCGCCTGCGCGCCACACGCGCCGCGATCAACATCGTCGAGTTCGACCAACTTTTCTATCGCGTGCCGCAGCGTCTCGGCACGATGTGCATGGAATGCGCCGCCGATCGCGCAGACCCGCAGGTGCGCGGGTTCGCCACGCTCGCCGACGCGCTGGCGTCGATCACGCTGATCGACCGGATCCGCGCGCCGCTATTCCGGCTGAGGATCCGGTTGCGCGACGCGACCGACCGCATCCGCGGCGTCAGCCGCGGGCCCGGCAAATGCTGCCCGAGCTGGGACGTCTGATGGCCTATACGCAAGCCGATCTCGACGCGATCGATGCGGCGCTGAAGAGCGGCGCCGTACGCGTCGAATTTCCGGGCGGCGGCGCCACGACCTACCGCAGCGTCGACGACATGCTGAAGGTCCGCAAGATGATGTCCGAGGACGTCGCCAGCACCAACGGGACCAAGCCGATCCGCCGGCTCAAGGTCTATTCGGGCAAGGACCTCTGAGATGACGCTTCGCTCCGCGATCGCGGGCGCGTTCGAACGCGCCGCGAAGTTCGTGGCGCCCGCGGCCGTGCGCGCCAAGGCCGTCTCCGGCCTCGGCGGCATCTCGGCGGAGCCGGCGTTCGAGGGCGCCGGCCGCAACCGGCGCCTTGCCGCCTTTCGCCCGTCCGAGTCGGCGATCAACGCGTTGCTGCTGGCGAACGGGCCGCAACTGCGCGCCCGCGCGCGGCACCTCGTGCGCAACAATCCGTACGCCAAGAAAGCGCAGCGCGTCTTCGTCTCGAAGCTGATCGGCACCGGCATCCTGCCGCAGCC